GCTAAGTCTGTGGCAGTTTTTAACACGCCGATAGCATCATCGGCAGCAACACCAGCCGAAATAAGGTCAAATAGCCCTTTGTTTAGATTGTCAAACGTCTCACCAGTAGACGCTCTTAATTCAAGTAATCCTTTTTTAAGATCATCAACACCTTCATTAAGGGTTTTTGTTCTAAATGAACCTTGATCCAGAAGGGTTACAACATTAGAAAACGTAGATTCGAATTGTGCAAATTGATTGAAGGCAGCGATACCACCCGCAGCAGCAGCGGCAAATCCAACAGCAGCGATCCTAGCCCTTTTTTGCATTCGAGCAACTGAAGCTTCTGTTTGCTTTTCAAGCTTATTAAGCTCTTTTCTATATTTTTCGGAATTAGCGCCAATTTTGACAATTAATTCAGCGTTGCTAGCCATTCTGAATATCCTGCATCATTTTATCCATGTCACTGTGCATCTTATCATAGTCTATATCTTTTTGCTTTTGCTGTTTTTGGGTTGTTTTCCACGAATTCAGCACTGAAAAAGATTTAGTTTTTATTTTATGCCCATGTAAAGCGGCTTGAGCAGCATATTCATTATGCTCTCTTATCGCAGCACATTCTAACATTTCGTTAATTTGAATCAACGTCATGTCAAATATTTGATTAGGGGTATATCCGTATTTAGCGGCTAGCTGATCGAAAAGAATCGCAAAATTATATTCTTCTGTGTCTTTTTTTTTGATGGTTCATCCATCAACTCATCAACAACACTATTTAAACCACGCGCTTTCATAACGGCATTAAAGGCATAGATAATTTGTTCAACGCCGCCGAAAGATTCCATGAGCTTTTCATAGCCCTGAAGATCAACTTCATTACCATCATCATCAACCGCCTTCACACGATCAAAGATTTTTTTGCTTTCAGGCTCTAATTGCCTCCAAACAAGTTTTGAAATTAACGTAAGATCTAATGACTGCAGTCCTTGAGCAAGCTCTTGCATATCAAAATTGTCTCTGAGATATGCTTCATCACGCAAAGTATAGGGGCGTAAGTGCAAGGTGTATTGTTTGCCATTATTAAAGACCACATCGAACTGTGATTTTTTCGGTAAAAGTTTTGATAATTCAGCCATAGACTCAAGTTAAAATAATTGACTAAAAAAAACAAATCTTTTTTGTTGACTCAAGTGAATATGAGTGATTATATAGGGGAACATTAAGAGGAAGTTTTAAACAATGACACATTCAAAACACACAGAGAAAGTAACGCCTTTGGCTGAACGTGAGGCGAAAGCTTCACACACACCAGCACCTTGGGAATTATGCAATAGAACAAATGCTATTGTTTGGGAACAAGACTGGAGTAATGGTAAACAATTTTTAATAAGCTCACACTCTGTATTAAAGAAAGGCCGAGCGATAGAGCCTTTGACAAGAGAAGAAGCTGAAGAGCATAAAGCCAACGCTCACCTTATAGCCGCCGCACCTGAATTGCTTGAGGCTTTGGAGGCTGCAAAGGCGCACATGCAAAACCCTTACCCAGCTGGTGATGATTTGTCACACATTTTGGCACGAGCTGAAGCAGCAATCGAAAAAGCAAAGGGTGAATCATGAAAGCTGTAAACGATAACCTTAAGCAAGAATTTGACCACAACAAAAAGTGTGCTGTTGTGTTTCTTAATAGCTGTAAAATCACTTTTTACAAAATCCTTGAGGCCAAAGCCTTTATCGATGATTACTATTCGAGGGTGCTATGAAACTTGCAAATATCATTTTACTCAATCTTATTGCTGGCTTGATGGTTGCTGTATTTGCGCAAGCTATACATATAAAAGCATCAAAAAAGTATGTTTTTACGTACTCGGAAATGGAAGAGCTTGTTAAGGCATCTTATGAGCTTGGACGTGAGTCCATTGTTATTGAGGCTATAGAGTGATGAAGTTTTTATTAAAAGCCCTTGGCATAAAACTTAAGTGTCGCCACGTTTACGGCAGGAAACGGAGAACGCCGTATAAAGATGAGTACGCCGAAAAATGCAAGAAGTGTGGTCACATTAATGTCTTTGAAAAAGATTATAGGTGAAGTGATAACTTACATTACGGGAATTTTATATGAATAAACAAATGCAAGCGTTTGAAAACCTTTTACAGGCCAGAGAGGAATTTATAACAGCAAAGAAGAATGTCCCAGATTACACAGGACACTTGAACCCTTGTGATTATTATCAAGATGAAGAGCATGCGTATGAGAAGGCTATGGAACGTTTTATTCAAATCGTAAAGGAAACCGACAAATGACCAGTAGCACTTATGAAAGATCAAAATTTATTACGTTAGGCGTTTTAATCGGCTTAGTCGCGTCATTATTTGTAATTTTACCAGCGGCTTGGCATGTATCCAATCAGTATTGCGTACCTTGGGAGAGAAGCCAATGACCGACAAGATCGATGAATTGATTGAGGCTGGCGAGAAGGCCACTAAGGGTGAGTGGGATCTTAACGGGAACATTGAGGGAAAGCCTGAGTATTCAGTCTTTGTCCAATGGGGTGATAAGTTTGCGCGTCTGTTCGGAATACTTATACCTGAATACCACAGAAATAAAAATAAAGGGTGGGAAGAAGCACACAGGAACGCCGTGTTCATAACCAAAGCCGCCAATTCCAGAGAAGCAATCAAACAGCTACGCCAAGAGCGTGATGCGTTGCGGGAGCTATTAAGGGAACTTGGCAAGCAAGTAATAGCTGATGGATTACACAAAAAACAGAGATACGGCATTATAATTGAGAGGGCGCGTAAAGTTTTCAAGAAAGGCGGTGAAGGATGAAAGCTAAACTTGTAATAGACGGCATCAAAGAAGCGAGTGTGGAGGGTGCTGATAGGGAAGCCGTAATTCATCAGATAGGCCACTACTTCCTACAATACGTAGAGGATTTTGAACATTCAATAAAGTTGGAGATTGAGAATGAGTGATAACGCAGGATTAGGGACTTGCATAATCGCCGCGGCTGTTCTTCACGGCTGCATTAGCAACGACATTAACCTTACTATTAAGGAGCCGGATACAGTGACAAAGGAATATTGTGACGCAAGAGTTGCAGGCACAAGAATGCGCGAGTGGATAGATAAAAACAATCCAATAAAGTTGGAGATTGAGAATGAGTGATTACTGGAATTATGACGATGACTTACCAAGCGTACAGCTTGCGAAATGTAAGATATGTAATGAATATTCCGATGAATGTATGTGTGGGGAGTACGGAGAATGATGACGAAAGGAATGGTGAAAACGAAATGAAGAAAATATACGACGTTGGAGGAAATCCACGCTGTTCTTAAAGCTTTGGAGGAAGTATGACTGATATTTTTTACTACTTATTTATTTTAGCTGTTTATTTTTTTCCTGCATACGCAGCCTTTAAAAGAAGGCATAAAAACTTTTTGCCAATATTTCTTTTAACTCTGTTTACAGCATGGACTCTTATCGGGTGGTTAGCTGCTCTTATATGGGCTTGTACAAGCAACACACATAAAGGCGAAAGCCCCGCATGAAAGCGAGGCTTAAGCTAATGGAGACAATAGAAAGCACCCAAAACTTTAATTTGAAGCGTCAACCGATACAAATCTAGCCAAACCGTCACGATCTGCGTCACGGAATGCTTGCAGTGTAATCTCTGCTTCTGAGAAGGCCTGCTCAGCCAGATTAACAGGAGCGCCAACACCGATAGCACGATAAACGTCAATATAGAAAATATTCTTAGAGCCTGACTTTTGAGCGGCAAGCAATAAACCAACATCAACATAATTCTCAGTAGAAGATCCTATAACAACTTCTGTTGAGCCTGTGTTAGCTGTGCGCACCTCAAAGATGGCAATGTCGCCCGCAGTCATTCCAATTGTTCCAGAACCACCTGTTAGCTCAATACCAAAATCAGGAACCGTAACCGCTGTGGAGGCGGTAATAGTCAAAGCTGAAGATGTGATCTTTAAACTATCATCAACAAAAACCTTATCTGTACCTTGCGCAAAATCAACATCAGATAGGGCGTAAACGTCTACCGTAGTAGCAGAAGCGGCAACAACCGCATAAATACCGCTCTTAAGATCCGACTCAGATCCTGACTTAACTGTAGCCGTTGCAATACCTGTTGTGGCGTCCTGAACAGAAGTATTCTTAGTGTTTGTAAGGGCGATTGATACGGCTCCGTTAGCCTCAGCAGCGTTGCTTGTAACAGCCTTACCGAGGAAAACTTCATAAAGCCAATCTGGATACTCACGAAGAGTAACGCTAATCTCTGAAGTAATCAGGCCACGCTCAACGCGCCAAGGATAAGCAGACGAACCACCGTTAAGGGGTGTAAGCTCACCAGTAAGATTAAAGTTAGCTTGCCCTAAAACCTTTGCTGTACCATAAGGCAAGCGAGTATCAGGGTTGTAAGCTGTAAGGGAGTGGATACCGAAAACGGAATTAGGAGACGATAAGGCCATTTGTTTTTATCCTTTCAAAACTTCTTCTGTAATTAAAACTTGATTAAACTCTTGTGGAACTTTGAGCTTGTCCAGGTCATCACCTTTTTTAATATCAAAATGAGAATCATTCTGATGCAAAACATGATCTTTCAACGCTACGCGCTTTCCTTTTACCTTAGACTTTTTCGCTTTCTCTTCTGTCATGTGAATAAGCTCCCTTCAATTTCTATACCACCCGCTTGATAATCTGCACCGTCTAAATCACCAAACGACACAATAGCGGGCGGCAAAGGTATAATTTTAACCGTGGAAATCATAGCATTATTTGTAACATTTGCAGCTATAATCTCAGTCATTGCCCTAGTATATCTTAAAAGTTTGTTTTCTGCTACACCCCCGTCACGATCTATAAAGTAAAAGGCAAAAAACATCCTCGGAGTCCATTGAACGCTCGCGGCTTGGCTATCTGCCTTAATGTCACTAAAACCATAATGAATAAACGGATCAAACGCTAGCGCCTGATCGTTGACCTTATGTATAAAATGACTAGCATCAGGCTTGGCAAGGGTAATCGAATCGGCTTTTTCAGCGTTCAACTCATCAATCTTAGCATCAAGATTATCTTTTATAAGATTAAGAAAATAATCCCTAAAATCTTCTAAATCAAACTTTGCCATTATCGCCCGCTCCTAGCTTTTAATTTACGTGCAACCTCATCATCAATTATTCTAAGCCACCTTTCAAGCCTTCCTGTGATTTGCGAAGGTGCAGTTCTTGGAGCCTCCGCACCAATAAACAAAAATTTACGCTGAGGCATCTTAAAACGTGGAGAATCTGACTGGTGATAAATACCATATGGCACTTTTGTCCCTAATATCATAGATTTTTTGCCAATGCGAACAATAGAATCACTGTTAGGCGTTCCCGTTAACGAGTTCTTCAGCCTTCCAGAAAACACCAATATAGGCGCTCTACGGCCTAAAACCCTGTCTTTTCTTTCTTGGTATTCTGGTGATAAAGGCGGATATTGCCCGCCGTTCTTTAATGTAAATATAGCCTGATTTGATTTGAAAAAATCACGCGCTATTTCACCAAAAGCAAACCTTAAATCATCAACTTCCTTTATGGCAGCGTCTAAGGCTTTTGCAAAGGCTATATCATTTTCAATAGAGAAAGAAAGCGCGGGGGGCGGTATTTGCTCGCCGAAAGCTCTTGCAAAACTTTCAACTGATGGGTTTTTTACCATTGCTTAGTGCCTACATCAAAATTCGCTTCATATGAATTATCAAGGTTATCCGAAGCAAATAATGATTTTCCAGCCGCGCTATTTTTAGCGTCTTCATCAGGAAGGCTCATATCGCCTTTTCTTAAGGCTTCAAGATCCTTGATAGCCCTCTTGTATGCCGTTGCAAGACTCACATCTTGCGAAATCATGCCGTTAGGTAATTGTTGCGTTTTTCGAGTTGAAATTATTTCACTAACACGCCACGCAACCAAAGAAATACAAATTACCTTTAAAAACAAAAGGCTTTCAGTACCTGTAATTGGGGTGTCATATCGAGTTGTTAAATACGAATCAATACGCGCCGATTCTTGGTCAATAAACGCCGTTACTTGTGCCGTAGTCGGAATAGCATTAGAAGCGGAAAGATCAAGCGCCTTAATTTCCGCTTCTATGTCCGATGTTGTGCAGTATGCGCTCATGAATTAGCCTTGCTCTAAAGCACCCGCTTCAAGAAGCTCTTGAGCGTGATCACCTTTGTAAACACTGCCAATCTCAAGAACTTTTCCATTTTCTTTAATACGAGAAGCAACCATAAGCTTGCCTTTTGGGGCTTCAGTCATTTGCTGAGTCTCTTCTTCAGCTTTTTGTTCATTGCTTTCTACAGCCTCAGTGACTGCAGGTTGTTCGGCTTTATCTGATTTGCGTCTAGCCATATCTCAGCTTTCCTTTTGTAAATTAATAAATATCTTCTGCCATACATAGTAATAGAAAAAGCCCCCGTATGGCAACAGGGGCTTTCCACTCAGTATTACATACTTACCAAATTAGGCGACTGCGTTCTTGATCAAGTAAGCCGCTGTAACTTTCTGAAGAAGATCATCATAGTAGTTTTCACAAACGATTTTCATAGAACCAGCAGGTTCGTCATGATTGTACTTGTAAACAGCAAATGGGTTCTTGCCGCGCAATGTAAGCTTATAGCCGAGGCTGGTTTGCTCAATTGCAGGAGCTGAAGGGCGAACGTAGAATACAATGTCTTTACCCCATACAGGAGAGAAAGAATCTGTTTGACCTTTATTAGCTGTGTTGTAAATCGCTTTACCAACCAAGATTTTTTCAACTTCCATCGCCTTAGCAAGCTCTTCAAGAGAAAGACCGCCTGGACGATTATCTTTATAGCCAAGAGCATCAAGCATTTGTGAGTGATAGCGAAGGTGATTCCAAACTTTCCAGCTCATAATCGCATAGTTTGGAGCCATGCCAACGGCATCATATACAGTTTCACGCGCTGTAGCGAAATCTGTAAGCGGTGTTGAGTCTGCATGATCGCGATTGTTGTACTGATCGTTACCTGAAAGAGTTGTGTTGTTTGTCAAAACGCTTGTGCTTGTAAGACTATCAGCCAAAGCTTTTTCACGACCAAGCTTAAGCGCTGTAGTCAAAACTGCTGTTTTGTCTTTTTCAGCGTCAAATGGCTTGTTTACATTTGCGTAATCAGCAGGAAAAACATAATCCTTCAAGCCGTGAGGCTCAATGCTGTAAGTATCTGTATTGTATGTGATACTTTCAACGCGAGGGAAACCGTTCTCTTGTGCTGAGATTGTTTGTTGAATGCGGAGATGTTCACCACCATAGCGGCCTACTTTACCCGTCATCATGTCAACTTGCTTTTCAGGCAAAACTTCGTCTGCAATAAAGCCCGCTGGTTGAATTTTGTTTGATACGCCCGTTAGGAGCTGATCAACTACTGCTGTAGATTGTGGCATTTTAAAACCCTTTCCTTTTAAACTAAATTAAAAACCTTTTACTTTAGCTTCCTCTGACAATCGGAAAAGGCTGTTTATGGTTTCTATGCGCCGTAGAAGCCAGTGTTTACAAACACATGGAACTGATCACCATCAGCAGCAGCAACAATAGCGCGACCGATGTAAAAGTCATTGTCTGTTGTTGTGGCAACCAACTCGCCACTTGCGTCTGCTTTTAAGAAGTCACCTTCATTAATAGCACCGCCCGCAATTGCGATAGCACCACCGAAACCAACTACAGAAGCGGCTGCGCCTGTACCTGATCCAACGATACCGCTAAGAATACCGATACCAGTTTCACCAGCACCAGCTAGAACTACGTCACCACTTGCATCAAGCTTTACAACTTTACCAACATCAGAAGATGTTAGCGCCGCGCCTGTTTTCAAACCTGCAATATATAGAGAGTCTGATCTTGAACTCATTTTTCTAATCCTTTTTTAAAATTAAACTTACAAAATTTTTGCAACCCTGCCCCGAAAGGGGCAAAGATCACGGAATTACTTAAGCGGCTTTCTGGCTCAACTCATAGAGCTTTTCATTCTCATGAATAGCGCGGCTCATAGCATCAGAAAACTCAAGGCCTTCTTTTTCAACTAAAGCATCGGCAATTTCAGAAAGCTTGTTAGCTGCATCTTCAGGAGTTTTCGGCTCATCCTCAGCGCCTTCGCCGCCTTCAGATCCTGCCTCGGAAAGATTTACATCTTCTTTTAGGGAGGCAAATTTTTCCATGTCGTTAGCAAGGAAAGGCTCGCGCTGTGCTTCAACAACTTTACCTTCTGAAAGAAGTGCGTCAAACTTGCGCTCTTGCTCAAGCTTCTCTTTCTCTTCAGAAAGCTTCTTCTTTTCTTCTTCCAAGTCCTTAACTTTTTGGTTAGCCTCTGAAAGCTGCTTATCACTTTCATCGTTTGACTTAGGGGCTACACCGATAGCCTCTGAAAGCTGTGTTTTCTCTTCATTAGAAAGATTTTTCACTGCTTCAAGCAATTCTTTAAAATTCATAACAATATCCTTCTCGTTAGGTTGTTCGTCTTTACCGTGAATTATACCACGGATTTTACAAATCTGTTCGTTTGATAACTCTACATCATTTATTTCCGATAGTATAGGGTTCATACCACGAATAAAAGGACGATTAGTTAAACCTGCACCATGTAGCATTTGACCGATAACTTCATTTGTCTCTTCATCAATATACTTCATTGAAAAATCAGCAGACAAATATCGATATTGTTTATCCTGAATCTTCTTCTTTGCTTCATCAGTCCAATCAACTTGAATCCATAGCTCAGTGTCTTGTTCACGTAACTCAATATTCGTAATCCATCCAGCGGCCTCTAAGTGCGCCATGTGCGAATAATCAACAGCCAGCTCAACGCGGCGTTTTTTCTCGTCAAAATTCTTTTTAAAAGCTTGCAAGTCTTTAGTATCAAGCTTTACAGCACCATAAACACCATGCTCGGCCTTAATGGTTCTCATCAACTGCACCCATTCAGGGGCTTTATTGTCTATTTCAGCAAAAATATATTCATGCTGATTTGTAAAATCTTTCGGCATTTAACAACACTCCGTAAACTGTTTTGACTTCATAATCTTTTCTTTATCCTCGCCATCAGCCGTAACCTCTAAGCCCTCCTTACTTATAGGAAGGTTATCTGGATCGCCCTTTGTTTGCGCCCTTATCGTGCTTTTGCAATTGTGATGAAGGGGCGGCAAGAATGGGCTTTTGGCGTATTCCTCCTTAGAGAATACACGACCCGTTAAATGTTGACAAATAGGGCTTTTAGGATCTGGATTAACAAAGACAAAGGATTCAATATCGTCTAGCACATCAGGCGATTGAAAAAAATCATTGCGAACACCATTCACCGCATTAGAAACAGCATTGACTGCAGCCACGTCATATTTTGATTTATCAATCTCTTGCTCATGCATTCTTGAAAGTTCTTCAAGGGTATCATCAACAGACGCTTCGCTATCAAAGTTTTGATTTAGGAAAAAGTAAGAAATTTTTTCTATTTCTTCAAACTGCGTAGAAGCTAGCAAGGCGATTTGTGCGAGCAATCTTTGGCGGGTTTTTTTAGGTAAATCGTCTATATCTGCAAATTTTTTAGACGGGTTAACCTCATTAGCCACGTCCTTTAGCGCCCTGTCTGAAAGGTCTATAAGAAAGTTCAGAAGATCCGCTTCATAATCCTTAGCGTTTGGCATTTTAATTTTAAGAACTTTACTTCTAGATTCACCACTCTCAAGCGAATCTTGAACATCAACTCTGAACCGTGAAGCGCTCTCAGTAAGTCCTTCACGCATAATTTTTGATAGATTTTTTGCATTTTTACCAATGAATTCCCCTACCTTTTTATTTTTTTTTTCAGCCAGTGTAAGATTTTCCGAAAGTTTGGAATCAATTTCCTTAGACTTTCTCAAAGCCCAGTCAATGCCAGCGGTTCCACCCCATGCCAACCACATAAGATAGCCCTTGTCCTTCCAAGGTGTATTTTTAAACTCAGGATCAACGGCAGCATTTTTTCTATGACGGTTAAATGAGGCCATGCGCTTTACCGTTTTAGGGCTTAACTGCCCTCCATTAGCTATTTGTCGCGCCCTAGCCCATCCTACAGCAGTACCAGCTCCCTTTGTTTCTTTTGGGTACTGTTTCCGCCACCTTATAGCTTTCTTAGCATTTTCTATTGCTTGCTTAGGGGGTTTGAGGTTTATTGTCCCTTCATCAAAAAAAACGGAGTCAGGAAGAGCAGATAATTCTGCGTCCTCCTGATCGTCTTCTGCGGTGGGGTCATCCTCCGAATCTCCAGAGGCGGGATTGTTAGGATCATCTTCGGACGGTGAGTCCTCTTCGTCCTGCTCTCTTTCCACATCAGGGAATTTATAGAGCTTGGATAAATGTCTTTCTAATCTCTCACCAGTACGAATAGCACCCGCTTCGACCAACATTTTAACAACCTCGGCAAGCTCTTTACCTGCCTTGTCATTAATACCAGCTGCATATGTTTTCGGATAAAAATCACGATCACCATATTTAGCCCTGATGATCTTTCTCATAACTTTACGGTCAAGACATTCTGCAACCTCATCGGCAACAGTTTGAATTGACGACAAGAAAATATCTGATAAATCAGACCCAAGGCTATAAGAGCCGCCACCCGTCAAGCCAAGCTCCATAAAGTTAGCCAAAAAGCTTTTTGTCATCTCAATGTTTTCACCATCGATAGCCTTTTGAACCTTTTCGGGATCATGGGAAAGCTTAAGCTCAGAAACCTTGAACCCCTTCTCTAAGGCGATGTAATTTTGCTGATTCGCTGCAAAGCGTTGTAGCATCTTTTTAAATGCAGCCCATTGCGTCTCAAAATTCCCACCAGTCCTTATAGCGTCATCAATTTCCCCCATCGGAACGCCTGAAGAGGCTCTTTCTATTCCTACAGCTTGGAATTTTCTAAACAGCGTCTTTCTAAAGTGATTGCCATAAATTGAGCGCAAGGCAGATATACCTTGATAATTAGAGCCTTCTAATTCATTAGTGAGCACAAGCAAGTTCTTGGCGGGAATCTTAACATCAACGGCTATATCCCCTTGTGTCACTTGCCTGATGCAATCAAGAGAACCATTACGCGCTAAGTGCCATTCATAAATTGTTTTAGGGCTTCTCCATGACAAATCGCTTAGGCCGATGTAATTACCAAACTTAGGATTATTCATAACAACCTTATGAACCACCTCAAAAACAGAATGCCCGAACTCAATCATGGTTAGGGCTTCACGCATAAATTGCCTAAAGGTTTTTTCTTTGGAACCGTCTTTATAGCCTATGTCATGAAATAAAACATGCTCTGCAAATGCCGCTATTTCTTTTTCTTCGTCGCTATCGTCTACAGGCTGGACACCCCAAGAGGCGGAAAGAATAGGGTTTTTAACCACACTTAGAAGCATTTTGACTTGCGCGTCTGATCGACGCATTTCGTCGTAAAGGTCAATTCCGTCTAAGTCACGAATCTTCTGAAGATACTCTTCATCATAGTAACCAGAAAAATTAGCTGTTCCTGTTGCTCCACGCTCTTTCGGGTGAAGGGATTCGCGCTCTTTAGGCTCGTTTTTAAAAAAATCTAGGAAGCTTACCATTCTTTTTTCTCTATCAGATTCACATCTTCTGCACTATTTATATCATTTAAAGTTGATTTAGAGAAACCTAAACCTTCACCTTCGCCAACTCTTAACAAATATTGGCTAACAGTATCGACAAAATCATCATGCGCAGTTGAGCCTGAACCCTTAAAATTAACTAATTCATTTATACACTCTTGTAAATACGGGCATCCCTGCCAAAAGTAAACATTTCGCGTTTCAAACCAAGTAGAAGCAAGGCTCAAGCGTTCTACTTTGTCCTTTGTTCCAGGCTCGCAAGCAACAATTGGGAGCTGTGTTGAGTTTTGAAGGTCTTGTATTAGGGCAATACCACTCGATTTATCCTCAATTAGAATTTCATGCGCTGGCCTTTCCGCTTGTTTATCCTGAATAACCTTTTTCAAATCAGGATAACGCACACGGTCTTTATAAATATCCAAGAGATAATGACCGTTTGTGGTTTCAGCCCAAAATGTGCCGCATGTAGGGTCATTGACTGTTTTATCTTTTGATGCCGTATCCCAAGACCATCTATAGCGTATAACCTCATGTTCTTTTGGTACAGAATTAACAATAATCACCCATTCACGGTTTACAATTCCATCATTGCTCGAAATATTCCAATTACCGCCTAACAATCTTTCACGCTCAATTAACGGAAGCGCTTGAAGTTTTGCCACATAATCAGGGTCTGCCCTTAATAGGGCGGGGTTATCAGCAAGCGAAGCAGGAATAAAAGTAAAGCTTAGAGGCTTACAATCTGCGCCAAACTTTTCTATTAACTCTTGAGCGCTATCAGCCCAGTAAAGCGTCTCATCCATACGAACAAAGTAGCGAAGCATACCAGCTCGCTCATGAATCGGAAGACCTGTGTCATTATCAACGTACCAATCTACAAGCTCGCGGGTTATGTGGTCTGGATCTGGATTGCATGTTGCGCGGAAATAAGGGCGAACACCACACATAGAGCGATTACGTGAAAGCATATAAAAGATTTGCTTTTCAGTGAAATGTGTAAGCTCATCCATTAGGATTAGGGGTATCTGCGAACCCTGCCAATCATAGCAATTATTTTCATACTGCATTTGAGAGAATGTGACTTTTGAAGTCGGTTTTGAGGGTGTTCCACCAAAGCGCCAATCTAATTTAGGAGACTGTCTCGGAACGCCACCCGCATAGGGATACATCTTTTGACTTTCATCCCATAGCCCGCCCTCATTTGTGATTTGTGGCATGGTGCGGCGAAAGATAACCGCCCCGAAATCAGGAACTTTAACATGCTTTATCGGCTCAAAAAGCAAAGCCCATGTTTTACCGCCGCCCGCTTGCCCGCCGTATATAGCAAAATCCGCTGGTGTTGAAAGGAAATTTTCTTGTGCGCCTTTTTGCGGTTCAAAGTTCATCTTTTAACTTGCTGATATGTGAGTCTATGTTGTCCTCAATAATATCAGAAGTAAGCTTTGAAACAGAGGTTGCTACACCGTCCTCGACTGCTTTCTGCGCCTTGGCCTTCACATCAGGCTTAACATAACTGATAATCCTGCTGTTTTCTCTATATTCATCGTAATCAAAACCCATTAATTAAGCCCCTGCTTAACGAGGATTGCAAGAAAGCTATACTTCCATTCCTTAGACATTTGATCATACTGCTGTTCAGTTTGCATATTTACAACCTGCCAGCCAGAGCGAACATGATCATTTAATCCTTTTTCAAACTCTTTATTATCCGAGGCAGTAAGCACTTTATGGCTTGGTAATTTTGATAAATCCAACGCTGACATTTTTTTCCTTATTCAGTAATTGACCCTTATATTAGATAATAAGAAATCATTGAGTCAACTTTTTTATAATATTGTTTTTCAGCGCCCAAGCCTCGGCCTTTTCCCTTGTCTTAAAGCCGCCGATATAAATCAACCCATCGTCACGCATCAATGCGTGATCATGCTTTTCATACCAACACCAAGGCAATGCATGACAAAGGATCTTAGCTAAAACATGCTCACCTGTCGCAATGATTATCTTCATTGTAATAGCTTTTCTTAAGCTCAAGCTTAACTATAGGCTTCTTCCCTGCATTCACCTTTTCAAAACATTGCTTTAATTTACGTTTCTTTAATTTTTCCATCGTACTATAATAACTGAGGTTTAATCCCCACGCGAAACTAATGAAGCCGCTCCCTGCGGCTTCTTTTTTTATGTATCTATATTCCTAGGCAAATAAGGCCTATTGCCTTTGATAACCCTGCTTTCAGCGTATATCTTACGCCTTTTTCTGCGCTTATCAGCATCAAGCAAATAAATAATTGAGCTATGATCTTTTTGCATTGCAAACCCTATAGCAACCAAAGAATGACCGCGCTTTTTTAAATATTCAGCACAAGCTTTCCTGTTCTTTGATATTTGCCTGTCCTTACGCTTAGAAACCACATTAACAAAACTGATATGATGCCTATCACAAAAAGATTGCAAGTCTATCAGGCATTGCTGTCTACTTAATTCTGCTGCTCTATTCATTTAATCAAGCCTCCTCGTTAAACACGCCACCCTTAACAAACCCTGATGCGTCTCTTAAACCGTCTTCATATCCAGAGTCATTTGCGTTTTTTGTGTTAACCCAAGATTTAGGAATCTCTGTTTTTTCAGGCTCTATCTTGCTTACAACGTAATAAACAATTGGAAAATCTTTAAAAGGACGTTGATCATTATTAACAACTATTCCTAAAGCTTCGTCTTCATTTTTAGCTGAAACAATTGATTGAAAAAGACTTTGCTCGATTTTAAATCCATCATCATATTGAGAGAATATAGCTACTGCATACTGCATCTAATCAACTCCAATCATAACAACGCGCTTAACAAAATAACCCTCGCGCTTTTTCTTTCGCCAAAAGTTTTTCTCTTTAGCTTCTTCATTGTACTTCATATAAATATTTAGAAAGTTCCTTATACATCCTGCTCTTGTGTATGAAGATGTTCTTTCAAGATAATATTCTTGGTTTGAACGTTTACAAAAATATCCAACAACCCAAGAGGCATTTCTGTTGTATTTAGTCCGTTCGTATGGTGTTCCAATCTCATTTAAGAGCGGCTTAAATATGCGGTTGATGGACTTATAAACCTTCCGTTACCTGCACGATTTACTTTAATCTGCCCCTTATTCACATAGATATAATCATGCACAAGTGCGGCAGGTCTATGAATACCATCGCGTGTTAATCCCGTTATGCTCCAAAACCAGCGCGGAACTGTTGCGCCATCATACCTAAAACCTTTTGGGATGAAGATATAAAAATCAAGACCGTAAGGCTTAAGGCTAATTTCATAATCTTCTTCAAGCATGTAAAGATCGCCTGATTCTTTTATCGGAATAATGTGTGGTTGTTTGATCATATCTTCTTTCCACCTTCTTTAGCGCGGTTTTCAGGCTTATGATCTGCGCGGCTATCATTATAGTTCAGCTTATCAACCACGATCTGCGCAAGGTCTATACCTAAACCACCCGCTGCATCACAAATGCGAATAAGCGCATCGGCAAGTTCTGTATCAAGCATCTTGTGCTGTGGGAGGTGATCATCATTTAAATCTTTTCTGTAACCTTCCAAGGCTTCAGAAACTTCAGAATGAATTAAACATAACAATTCAGGAACGGGGCGCGGCTTATATTCGCCTGTTTTGGGGTCATTCCACCATCCATTATTATATGCTCTTGCGTGGCAGGCCTTAACAAGTACATCAACACTTGTAATAGTTGCAATATCGCTTGGCACTTCCTTTTTGCCCATTATATCTTCCTCTTATTTGTGTATTGTTCTATTAAAAATGGGGCCACTCTGCCAGCCGCTATTGATTATTCACGGCTCATCACTCCGTAGAGCGATGTGCTTGACCAAAGCAGCCCCTTACACAATGACTCAGTGAGTCGACTCTATTCACTGTCTTGTGTTGAGTCAACATCTTTTCTATGAGCTGGATCATCACGACCATTATCAGGCAAATAGAAATGCACGTTATCAGCCGTTAAGGCTGCAATTTCTTCGTAAAGCTTTTTGATTTTTGCAATCTCACGCGCCGCCGCTAAAGGATCGTGAAGCACAACGGCAACTTCATCCGTATTGCCTGATTTATCAGATATGGACTTAATCGCGCCTCTTGCGTGTGGAAGCATATCATCAAATGACTTTAGCCTCATGCGCCCGTTTTCAGTGACTTCGCACACATCGGAAATATCAACGTGCAACATCCCTGCAAGCCGCTCTAATAGCGCCTCTTTAGAAATATCAAACTTCTGAACAATGCAGCCTAGATTTTGCTTTATGTATTCCTGAATATGTGAATACTCATCATTTCTTATCATTCTGCTTCCCTGCATATACGCGCTATTAGGGCTAAAACCCGCTATTTTAGCAGCCTGACAAGCAACGCACCCAGCTTCACCAATATAGGCTTTAGCGAATAGAAATTGCTTCATAGTCCATCCTTTAGGAAGGTCTTCAAATTGTAGGTTTTCTTTTGTGTAATCAAAATCAGTCATATTTTTCCTTTGTGGGGTATTATAGTACCGTTGATTTTTTCACCGCTGAGTTAGGTGTTTTTTATCTATGGTACATCCTATCATAAATTACGGTTTATTGCCTTCAGTGAACGAGATTATCCAAGCATCGAACGCTTTATACGGGTATTTAGGGTATTCTTTTGCCTTTTTGTTGATGAAAGTGTTAAATTTTGTAACAAGCTCATGAAAATCCCAGTCGCGGGTTTTTTGCTTTAGGCGTTCTCGCTCATCATCCTTCAAGAACATTTCGATGTTGTAGTTGCGTGGACGTGCCTTTTTTCCCCTATCATTTTCAGAATTTAAAAGATCCTCGCGCGTCTGATCTGTTCTGTTCTGATTCTGACTCTGATCTAGGCCGTTTCCTGTATCACCTTTGGAACGTTCCCTGAAACGTTTCACTCTTTCCGTAGAACTATCTGATTTATATTGTTTTTTTCCCCAGTTTCTTAAAAAATAGTTATATTCTTTTCTGTCAAAAAGCGTTTCATTTTCGAGTGTTTTTTGTTTCACTGGCGTTTCATTTCGTTTCACTTCGCGTTTCAAAAACACGCCTTTTTCGTGCAACTCTTCAAACTTATTAACAGTTTCTTCCACAGACATGCGCAAGTAAAAAGCACACTGTTCTATAGGGGGAAGCTTTCCAGAATTGCCAACATCTTCTAATGCTAATATACACTGACAATTGACCCAAAATTTGAAAAGTTCAGGGGGTAAGTTCTGTATTCTTTTGTTGTTTATTACATCCGCGTGATAGCGAAACCAAGACATAGCCATAATTCAACTTCCTCTTTATGTTCTTATTTAAGTTATGTGATATTTATTTTTGACTCAACTATTATTTAACCCCACTGATCAGCCATAGCTTTAGCAACCCCTTTAAAAAATTTAGAACGCTTTTTTCCTGCATCTTTTGAAGTTCCGCTTATGCTATCAACCAAGTATCTTTTCTTTCCGCTTTTATCTATGTAATTTGGTTCAGGTTTTTCTACGTGTGTTTTTTTACCAAACAAATCATCTTCTTTTTTGTGTTCCAAAGGCGGTAAATTTTTAAGCCATAAGCACGTTCTTTTCATTTCAGAATCGCCAAAATAATACGGATGAATAATTTGCGTGTGTTTCTCAATCACAGAATCAACAACGCCTACAGGGTTTTCTAAACAAATTTTTTCAATTGGTGCTTCCCAAACTCTTAAGAAAAAATCCAATGCTTCTAGGCGTTTTCTTGCGCGGCCTGGCCTGTTCCAATATGAAGTTGCAGCATATGTTAAATATGTGCATGGCGGGTGCGCTATCATCATATCCCACCCTTGATTTATAACTTCAAGCAAATCGCCTTTAATATGGTGTTGTCCATCAGCTTCAGTTTCTAAAATATCGCATGACCATGCATCATGCCCTTTAGCCCTAAAAGCATCACGAACGATTCCAGAATATTCACAGCCTATTAAAATTTTCATCAAAACAACTCCTCTTGCTTGTGCTTATCGGCCTCGGATAAGCGCTTAACAGCAACATCAAACCATTTCTCATCTATTTCAATTCCAATAAATTTACGACCTGATTTAAGAGCGGCGACTCCCGTAGTCGCAACACCCATAAACGGATCAAAAACGGTTTCCCCAGGCTGTGTTGAGTTTTCAATATAGTGCTGCATAAGCAATACAGGCTTTTCCGTAGGGTGTTTTGTTTCATCTTTTTGAGGCATTTTTACAAGTTGCTTTGATGAGCAGTTGTTTATCGGAAAAGATGATTGTTTATAGAAGAATCCTATATATTCGCAATTCTTCATATACCAGCGGTTAGCTGTCATGCTTACCTTGTCCCATACAAGAAGATTGTGAAAAGAAAAACCCTCCGCGCTATGCGCGGTTAGCATTCCCTCAACATGGCGGTTGTTGCACATTATATACGCGTGCTTACCGCTTCTTAGCCATGCGTAGTTAATAGCTGCTATCTCTTGCCATTCAATGTCACACTCAACTATACGACCATCATTTTTATAATCTTCGCCCATACGCTTATGAAGCCCGTCTTCAGTCGTACAACCGCCTTGCTCTAAAAGATACGGTGGATCTGATAAGAGCAAATCAACCTCTTGCGGGTCTACGTCACGCGCATCCCCGCAAAAGATTTTAAAGTTTTCACCTTCTTCTATACGCATTAAAGCATACCAACGGCAGTTTTATACAAATCAAGAAGCTCATCCGCTTCGCGGCGTTTTTCTGCGTCAAGCTTTCGAAGGCTTACAATCTTGCGAACAATCTTAGCGTCGAATCCTACGCCTTTAAGCTCGGCGTAAACTTCTTTTATGTCTTCTGCTAAGTGCGATTTTTCTTCCTCTAATCGCTCAATACGCTCAATAAAAGAGCGAAGCCTGTCGCCCGCTATACCGCCTATTTCACGAGTTTCACCTTTGTTTTCTGGATCGTTGTTTGTCATCGTATTTACTCCTTTTGAAAATGTGTTGACTCAAGTTTTATAGCGTGCCATAAAGAGAATGTAAATAGAACAAAGGAAGGAAATTTACAAAATGATTAGAGATTTTATCGCATTGGTTTTTGTGTTTGGTGTTATTGTGTACGGAATCCCTTTTGCGCATTTAGCCATAACGGGAGAATATCTATCATTCTAACAGCAAAAGCCCCCGCACAAAGGCAGGGGCTTTAAATCCGATCCATCCAGAGGAAGCTGTATAAATCTGTATCAACATTAAAACATAAGGCTAATATCATGGCAATAAAAAAAGTATTAGAAGCACGTAAGAAAAACGCACAACTAGACCGACTGCAGTCATACAAAACAGATATGCGGAAAGTTCTTGATCGTATGGAGGTTGAGGGCGATTGTCCCGTTTTGCACGAGCATATGCATTCATTTATTGGAGAGGTTGAATCAGAGATGATTGAAATTCTTGACGGTGGAATTGTCGAAAAGAAATAACTATGCCTTACGTTATCTTTAAAGAAAAAATGTTAGACCGCATCGCTCATTTATTTATGGACGGTAAGACAGTACCGCAAATAAGAGGCGTTATGACGCTTGAATATGGGAGGCCTAACAGAGTCTTTACAGAAAAAAACATTCAAAAGGAATTAGATGATATGGGCTTTAGCGAAGAGGATATTTTAAAAAGTGAACACTAAGACGACAACAGAATTAATGCGCATTAAAGATCAAGTGCAGAAAAGCAATGATGCCGCTGAAATAAAAGATCTGATGGAAACAGCTGCTTCATTCTATGAATTTATTAAATCTTTAAGGTTTCAGACAGAAAACACAGATATATTCACATCTGGTCTTACCAAAGATTTTAAATTAGACCTATTAACTATAGGCGCTTTAGCTGCTCAAATCGAAGAAGAGGCTAAAGAAAGGTTGACTCAAGTGCCTGAATAAGTTTTTAATAACGATCTAAATAGAAAGAGGAAGCTATGGATCAAGAAAAGTACGGCCTTTTTAAGGGCATGAATGATATTACATACCACTTTGAGCGCGATGAAATTTCAAACTCAGCGCTAAAAGTTATTCATAAGAAAACACTTGCACATTATTATTATCAGTTCCTAGACCCTGATCATAAAGCAGAGCGGCTTGCAGAAAAGCTTGCTGTTATGAGCGGTGAGAATACTAAAAAATCACACTTGCGTTTCGGTGACTGTTTCCACGTCATGTTACTTGAGCCTGATCACTTTAAAGAAAAGGTTGTTCTTTGGAACGGACTCCCCCGCAATACAAAAGCAGGCAAGGAAGCCTTTGCCGAAGCCCTTCAGCAGCTTAAGCCTGGCATGAGAACTATGACAGAGCAAGAATATAAGGATGCAAAGCTTATGTGTTCTTCTGTCATGAGCTTGTCAAAAGCACGCGCCTTTCTTGAAAAGGAAGGTGATGCCGAGCTTAGTTTTTTTTGGCGCGATGAGGTGCATGAAGTTGATTGTAAAGCTCGCATGGATTTTGTGACACAAGACGGTTTTATTGTCGATGTTAAGACTGCGGCAAATGCTGATCACGAAACCTTTAGGAAGGATGCTTTTAATTTTGGGTATTACATGCAAGCCGCTTTTTATATGCGGGCTTATGCCGCTGTGATGGGCAAAGAGGCGCAAGGCTTTTGTTTTGTTGTTGTTGAGAAAGAGCAGCCCTTTGGCGCTGCTCCTTACTACGCAACAGAAGAGGAAATTATGCTAGGCAATTACCACCTTGATCAAGCTCTTGAAAAATATGCAGAAGCTAAAAAGCGAGGATCTTGGCCAGCCTATGAAGATAAGTTTGTAGCTTTAGGCTTGCCGCCATGGGGCATGAAAATGTTGGAGGAGGGTTAGTTATGGTTGCTTTTAATTTTAAAAAAGAATTTGTTAGCAAAATTAAAACAGGCGTAAAAACGCAGACAATAAGACAAAAACAAAGATGTAAACCGCTTGATAAAATGCAAATTTATACAGGTCAAAGAACAAAAGAATGCAAAAAAATTGGCGAGTATCAATGCATGTTTGTTTGGAAAATTGGCATAATGAAAGAAGAAATAAAGGGGAAAACAAGAAAAATAATACAAATTACAAAACCAAAAAACGGTCATTTTTCACAATACATAGAAGGTATTACTGACAAAGATTGTGAAAATATTGAGTCTTTTGCCGTTTTAGATGGTTTTGATGATTCTGATTCATTATTTGATTTTTTTGAAAAAACATACGGATTGCCTTTTATTGGCTACCTTCATAAATGGATGTGGACAAAAGAAGGAACAACAAAATGAAAATTCATTGTTGCCAATGCAAAGAAAAAGTTGATGCGCGTTTAACGGATGGTTCGGAAATTTATCCGCATAGGCCTGATCTTGAAATTATTCCTTTTTGGAAGTGTGACACATGCGGCAATCATGTCGGTTGTCACCACAAGACCAGCAACCCAACGCAACCACTAGGTTGTATTCCAAGTGCAGAAATTAAAAAAGCAAGAAGCCATATACATAAAATCCTAGATCCATTGTGGAAATATATGGGGCATAAAAGGCATAAGGTTTACAAGTGTATTTCAAATGAAATCGGGTGGCGGTATCACACTGCGCAAATAAGAACAATTGAAGAGGCAAGAGAGATTTACAAAATTATCATGAAGATTCACACAGGGGAGTTAAGGCCATGATTAGCGCGTATGAAACACCAGCATTTGAAAAAGAATTACTAAAGCTTGCACATGAAAGCGGAAACAAAAGACTTTTAAAGCTTTGCTTGAATATGGTGAACAGAAACAAGGTTTTAACATATGCAAACTCTAAGCTTTTATTAGGGGTTGCGCCCCCTGAATGGGGTGACTCGGCTGCGTATAAGCAGCAAGTTCAAATGCTCGGTAAACAGGTTAGAAAAATGGCAAGGGAATATATGAGGGCAATGAATGAAATTAATGAGCAGTCTAACGGGCGATACATTGGATACCATAGACAGGCAAAAATAAGGTTATCCGAAGTTGAAAACTTTTTTATTAATCACAAATTACCCCCTGTATACCCAAAGCATTAGTTGACTCAACAATAAAGCAAGGGTACATTGTGGGAACATATGGAGGAAGACATGAATCAATCAACTGCTTTAAGCCCGCAGCAGCAGGGCTATAATAACATCTCTACAGCCTTACGCTCAGAAAAGGCTGTCAATAGAATTTCAGCCGCTCTTGGTATCGACTTACAAGATGAGAACGCCAAAGCTGAGGTTGTCCCTTACACGTCCTCGGTTCTCATGGAAATTGAACGGAACTTTGGTGATTCAAAGAAAGACCTTTCAACCTGCCAGCCTGAATCTATTGTGCAGTGCGTTGTCGATGCAGCCCGCATGAAGATATTCATTGATAACAGGCAACACGCGCACCTTGTTAAATACGGAAACAAGGCGACATTGCAAATCGGTTACAGGGGTTATGTTCACAAGATTAAGGAGCATTTTCCCGATGCTGATTTTTCTTATGGTGCAATCTATGAGGGTGACACTTTTAAGATTAATTCACAAGACGGTTTTGATCATTACACATTAGATAAGGCCGATGCATTTGAAGATGATGAAAACAAGCTTAAAGGTATTTTTGTTGCTATTTCTTATACACTTGGCGGGGTTCCAAAGCAAAAGGTAACAACACTTTCAAAGGCTATGATTACTAAAATAAGAAGCAGCGCAAAGCAGGACTATATATGGAAGTCATGGTTTATTGAAAAGGCTATAGCGGCAGCAATTAAACGCGCTTGCAAGGTTCATTTTGCTTCTATTAAAGAATTAAAGGCTGTAGCGGATTTTGATAATGAAGCGCACTTCAAGCCCTTCAACAATCAAACACCAACAACAAAGGCAAGCAACCCGTTTGAGACAATGAATAAAATCGCGCAAGGCGAAGATATTATTGAACAGGAAGCCGAGACACCTGAAGAGAGCGCTAAAGATATTGACCCTCCAAAGGATTTGTTTGATCAACACGGAAAGATTGATATTAAAAAAGCCATTCAAGATGCTGTTGAGAACATCAATGATCAAGAAAGCTATACCGCATTTTTATTAGAGTTTGAGGAGGATTTGACAACTCTTAGCGAAGAAGAACAGGCATCTATTAAGATCCGCCTCAAAGAAATACAAGAAGGACTAGGAATAACATGAGCGAAAAGAAGCCACTAACAAAAGTACAAAAAGAAGTTTTTGATTACGTCAAAGGTTTTATCAGGGAAAATGGAATTTCCCCTTGCATGAGAGAGATTCAGCAAGGCTTAGATTATGAATCTACTTCGCCCGTTCATAAGCACGTCCAGACTCTTTGTAAAAAAGGTTATTTGAAAAAAACGCCTAAAGTTTGGCGCGGTATAGAAGTTTTAGAGGCGTAGAATTAGCCATGAAAATACTGATTTTAGCTTTTATATTGGTGCTTCTGCCAACAGCCTCTTATTCAAAAACAAAGGCCGAGCTACCAGCAAGTTTCTCAACAGCTCCGCAAGCTGTTATTGATTGGTACTTATGCCAAAAAACGGGGGAGCGTTGCATAGCATCGCAAAGCGCTAATAATTGCTATATAGAAAGTATTCCTTGTGATGAGATGATAATTGAAAGCGATAATGAAAAAAAGGGCGACTCGCAAGCCACCCTTTTAAAAATCAAAAACACCGAATAATTTTATTCAGGTACGTTACTTAGCGTAATTGAGTCCGTCATAGGCTCAAAAGATGCCATTGTAAAAGATGATGAGTATACACCGAGGCGGGCAGGATCTGGGCTGGCGATAACCATGCCTTCACCAGCTTGCTTAAAGTATACATGTTCTTGTGTTGTGCCGTTATACTCAACACGAGGGTAAGCGTAAGTAGGGGGATTTACGGAAGCAGTTGTAGACATTTTTTTTCTCCTTTATGTCATGTTAGCTGTAAGTTACTCAGTAAAACTAATTGCTCCAGGGGGTGTTATCATTAGCGTATGTTCTTGCGGCAACCAAATCAGAATCTGAAATAGCTCTATCAATAATAGCCATTCCGTAAAGCCTTGCACCCGTTGCCCCTGTTGTTCCTGTGTCAGTGGCTAAGATACCAATATTAGAAGTGGCGTTATCTGTATTCGTTCCTATGGCAGTACCACTTGTGAAGCTTGTAGCGTTCATAGAATAGCTCAAGGCTGTACCACTCTGCTTAATAGCTATTAAGTAATCTGTGCTTGCACTCAACGCGCCCATATTTGTGTTCTTGAATGTACCCGCACCATCAGCAACACGCACCTCCATATTGCCAGAAACAGACAAAATACGGAAATCAGGATCACCGCTTGCCGCGCTGTCAACATTCACATAGAACGCTGTTCCGATACTTGACGGCGTTCTAAGTGCGATAATGTATGTTACGTCTTGGTCTGAGCGTACAAGCCTATTCCATATCGTTGCAGTTGCGGCATCGTTTTTAGAAACCAAGTAATCACCCGCGTCAGTGGCTTCTATATATCCTGAACTTGTACCGCTTCCCGATATTGTAACATCATCAGAAGACCCGCTGTCGTTACCATTCCAGAAATCAAGGTTAGTGTCGCCGCTGTATTCCGCAATAGTCTGCGTTGTGTCATTCGCAACTGAATCCGTTAAGTGTACCCACCATTCAACAACACTATCGCCGCTAAACTCAGATAGGCCAGCAAGTCCTGTAGCGCCAGCTGAAGCCGCTGCAATAGTTCCTGTAGCTGCACTTTCCGCTGTGGCAGCGCCTTCTGAGTTGGTTGCTGTAACATCACAAGTTAGTGTGTCCCCCTCGTCGGTTGCATCGACAAGATAAGTTGAAGATGTAGCACCCGATATATCGACTCCCGTATTTTCCCATTGATATGTGTATGTCGGAGTCGGGAATCCTGACCATGTACCAGTTGAGCAGGAAAGTGTCTCTCCAACCTGTTCAGTCCCAGAAATAACAGGAAGCACAGAGTTAACAGGGGCTGAGTTTTCAGGGTCAATAGTGCCTGTGGCTGCTGTCTCTGCTGTGGCAGAGCCTTCTGCATTTGTACCAGTCACTTCGCACGTAATAGTTTCGCCAACATCAGCAGCCGCAAGAAGATATGTATTAGAAGTTGCGCCTGATATGTTCACCCCGCCGCGCTGCCATTGATACGTAATCGATGGTGCCGGGTATCCTGTCCATGTCCCGTCTGTAACAGAAAGGGTTTCGCCTTGCTGTTCTGTGCCAGATATAACGGGAAGAACAGTATTAACAGGTGCTACATATTCTTGCTCAATAATGCCTGTGGCTGCGCTTTCCGCCTCAACAGCCCCCGCAATATTTGTTGCCGTTACAACGCAAGTAATAGTTTCGCCAACATCAGCAACAGCTAATAAATATGTGCTGCTTGTTTCACCAGATATATCTACCCCTGACCGTTCCCATCCATAAGCATATGTTGGAGTCGGCGTTCCGCTCCATGTGCCAGTTGAGCAGGTGAGTGTTTCGCCTTGCCTTTCGGTTCCTGTTATCACAGGAAGAACTGAATTCGAAGGCGCTACCGTGGTAACTGTCTGTTGAATCGCTGTATTTTTTTGCAAAGGAAGATCATTCGCATCAGCCAAGATATTAGAAAGCGTTGCATTTCTAAATGTTGTGTTCATGGCATTGAGGGTAATAACCTCATTACCTACAAGCGTATATCCGTTTGTACGCGCTCTAATTCTATCATTAGATTTTTCTAATACAGCATAAGAAGCATTATAAAGTGTTCCATCAACATCAAATGTAAACATGTCAGTCTCAAGCGATGCAGCGTCTGCTTGAGAAATTGCGTTTCCATCGTCCAAGGTATAATTGACATAGATTTGATTGCTATCAATATCAAAAGTCATTGAGCTAACAGACGCGCCAACAGTGCCGCCTGTGCTTCGCTTACCTTCAAGAGCAGCGATTCTTTCGCCAACATCTGCCCAGTAGTCCCCCGCCCCATCGTCATCTAGGTGAGTATCATCTCTGTATGATTTGTTAACGTAAGAGGGGATAAAGTAAGCCTCATTATCCGCTAGCAGTTCACTTTCAATCTGTCCGTATTCTCGATAGCCAGTAAATTCAGTTGAGTTTGTATCAGCACCAACAGGGCTGATACCTATCTTGGCATTACTAAAATCTGACTCAAGAATACCAAGGAATGCATTGTATGAAGTTTTAACCTCAGCCTTTGTAGAGCTTCCTGCATCAATGCCAGCCGCGTCTGTATTACCGATAACAATCGGAATAAAATCAATTTCAGAATTTACTAACCCTGCCGCAGTAACATTCGTTGTTATTTGCGCCGTATAATCTGTGGATTTAGCATCGCTTGAATTCAGGTAAGAGCCAGCAGCCCCAGCATTATCAGCATTAATAGAGATTCCAGCCTTAGCACCGTCAATAACTGTGAGCTTGCCGTAATATTCAAAGAGTGTTTCTTTTAATGTATCAATTCCGATAGTGGGATCAGTCAAATTAACATCATTAAACATGTAATCGGCAACAGACTGACCGAGAACCAATATATTCAAATCAAGATCATCTGAAGCGCCGTATATTGTGCCAAAATCTGTAGCATCACCGCTAAAGCTTCCAAGGCTTACAATATGCCCTCCAGAAGTCCTATATCGGTCATAAGTAGACCCTGCTGATCGAGAATTTTGAATCCAAACAATAGACGGGCTATTATCATTATAGGTTCCTGTTTGAAAATTAGAATCTCCTGAACTTGTGCCGTTACTGTTGTGAGCATAAATATCATAATTCCAAGACTTAGCCCCTAGAACATCGACCATATTCGGGCCATAGTTTGCGGTATATTCGCTGCCTACTCGAATACCTACAGCCTCATCATGTGCCGTACTTCCATTGTCGTTATTGTCCTGTGCATCCCATCCGTTGCGTGCCGCAAAGGTGCGTTCTTCGAAAAACTTAAGAACAGTGTTATGCGAGTTATCAATGGAATAGCCAAAGCCATCGCTGTTATTGTCTGTTGAGCTACATTCCACGCAATAGGAATATGCAGCATCTCTAATGTCTAGTCCTGCCGTTGTGTCTGCGTATCTAAATGCGGATTTATAACCTACAAAAGTGCCGTCATTTGTACCAGAATAACTAAGTTTTACAGGTCTTCGCCCCCAAAACTCTATACCTTCCGCATAAAGGGTAATGTCGTTTGTTACATCAACATTATCAACAGCGAGCATGACATAAACATCTTCATCAGGCTCGCGTGAATCGTGTGTGTGAATGTATAAGGTTCCGCCTGTCTCATACCAAGATCCAGCATTGGCTTGTACATTTGCAATACTGCTTTCTTTATCGTAAGGAATCGGAACTTCTGTTGTCCCGTCTGTCAGATATTCGCCGCTGCGCGTGTGTGTACGATCAACAATGTTTGTAACATTGTTTCTTGTAGTGGAATAAACATTATCATTCGGAGAGCTTTGCTGAGTCCACGTGAAATAATCCCCCAGCCTCCCCCTAAATATAATAACAGTTCCAGCCCCATCGGCGGCAACTAATGCCGTGTCTACCGTGGGATTATACCCATCAAATCCACTAAACACTCCGTTGCCGTCATGATAAACACCGCTAACTAAATTAATTACAGCAGGGTTGTCTGCCTCAGCCGTTGGAATATCTGCATAGGCTTGCGCTCGGCTTGATCCATCGTTGGAATTATCGCCGTTAACTAAATCAACCCATCTTTCAGTCCCAGAGGGCTTTAATGTTGTGTGATCAAAGGAGGTTGTAGAATTACTATATACGGTAATCCCTGAATCCCAGTATTCAGTGAATAAAGTAGGTTCTTCTACCTCAGCGCTGAATATACCGACATTGCTTGCTACTGAAGGGCTTACAGCATTACCAATAAGTTGAGCATCAGCCTGTAAAGCTGATGCCGCAAATATTAGTAATGATAATAAAAATGTCTTTATCGACCGCATACTATTGTAGCTGTTGTTGAAGTGTTAACTTTTGAAATCATAGCAGGAATCAACTGACCTGCTATAACTGTGATTGTGACACTTGAAGCATTCTTAATAGGGGTAATTGTTAAATCACCAGCAGTTTCAACAATACACCCACGCAAAGGAGGATCATATGTCGTTACATCAGAAGCGGTAATTTGCAGCACCTCTTCAAAGGGTGCGTATGCGTCACGAGTATTTGTGGCGCTCTTGGTTTGCTGTGCATAAGCCTTTTCAAAAGGCGCGACAAGCAAAAAGGCCACTAGAAGTCCTAGAAAATTAGATGCTAAAAAACTTGGTAAATTCATAATATCCTCTTTCTTATGGCAATTTTTCATTGCGGGCAATTCGGTTTTTATCTCTCAGCTTTTTATAGCCTACCATCATTTTTTCCAAAACTGAACAGCCATTGCAATTATAATAGCTATCAAGAATGTCTAACTCATCGGCGGCAACGGATTGCTCATTTTCCGTATACCCTATGGGCTTTGCAACTGTTAGCTTTTTTGTCGGTGCGTCAAAGTCTGCCTTTGCGCAAGATACCGTTCCTAAAGCTATCAGGATCATAAGAAATCGAGTCCACTTCATCCTGCTTCTCTCTTATATTAACATCTCTTTCGATAACCTTCATATTGGCAGAGGTTTGTAGAATTTTTTGTAACTTCCAACCACTATAAAACCCGCCAAACAAGCACATAACAGCTATAGCCACCATCGCATAAAGCATAAATCTGTTGCGAAAAACAAACTTAGCTACTTTAGCGTAATTGAATATTTGAAATATCATTGTAGACCCAAAAATATTTATTAAGAGCCGTTCCACCAAGACGACACATCAAAGCAAGGGCAAGCTTTATAACGATCCTTATCCCTATGTCCAAGAACTTCAGCTTGCGGAAATTCAGCCTTTAACTGCCCTATAAGAGCCTCTAGTGACTTCATTTGCTCTTTTGTATAATTAAAGTCAGGCCTTCCAACCCAATCAACACCACCAACCAAGCAAACGCCAAGAGAAACAGAATTAAGCCCTCGAACATGAGCGCCTGTTTCCTCCATAAAATCACCATCTTGATCTAAATCTCTTCCGCCTTCTACTGTGCCATTCCTGCGTATAACATAATTGTAGCCTATATCTTTCCATCCTCGCCTTAAGTGCCACTCCCTAATTTCGCAAGCCCCTATATCAAGGTTTGGCTTAGTTGCCGAGCAATGAACAAAGATATAATCAGTACGGCTTCTCATTATTCAGATTCTCCGTGTTTCCATTTTTTCACGGTTCTCATGCCAGCAAACCACATAAGCGGCATTGTAACCGCGCCTATAAGAATACCCAAGGCGGTTAGATCCGATCCTTCATATATTCCATAGCAAGCTATTAAGAATGCGGCGATAAAAGCATGATAGCAAGCCTTTCTTTCGCTTGTCCTGTGTCCTCGTGTAGCCATTATTTATCAGCCTTTTCGTCTAATTTATCAAAAATTTTATCCTGCTTGCGCTCAATTCGGCCTAACGCTCTCTCAATGTCTTTTTGATATAGATCAAATTTTGCATTAATATTTTTGATAACTATATCTGCCTTCTGCTCTATGCGCTCATCTTCTTTGTGTAAACCATTTAAACGTGTTTCAACACTTGAAGCCCACCATAGGCCGCTAACCAGTATACATATTAAAGTGACCAACTGCCCTATTGTTACTTCTTTTTTTAAATGCCACCCTGCCACAATAACCTCTTCTGCATATTCTTTTTCTTTCGTCATGTAGGCCACCCCACAGTTATATCATAATCTAATATATCCTGTTTCGCATTGAGATTGTTAATATTTTCTTTATGCAACCATGCTTGATTTTTGATTGCGTACACATAAGCAAAGGTTGCCTGTATGAAAATCTGAACTTCGCTGTCTGACATTTGAATAGCTTCATTGTTTGAAGTTCGCCATGAACCGCCATGTGGATTGGAATTTCCTAGTGCAAATTGAAGCATAATAGCGGTCATGTCTTTTTGCGCCTCAAGATCACACTGAAAAAGATTATCCTGATACATAAACCCGTTTTTATACTTTTGATTGCGTAAAGCAGATACTTCCTTCAAACGCTCGGCCTTAACTTCATCAACTGTTTTGAGGCTTTCAGGAGAGGAAAAAGAATTTCCGTCAAAATGCCACCCTTCCTCAACTGCTTCATTGGCTTCGACCCAAACTAAAGAGGGGTGAAATTCTGGCAATCTGTCACCTTCGTAAATCTCTACTACTTTTTCATCTTCTATGCGCGCAAATTTCATAATTAATACTCCACAATACAAATTCCTTGTGCGCCGTTACCGCCACTAGTTGCGCCGCTGCCGCCGCTTCCTATTGTAACCGCAACGCGGCTTGTTAAATTGGAAATATATTTAATAGACGTACCGCCGCCGCCACCGCCACCGCCTGTGCCTTGGGAACTTACGCCGCCGCCGCCGCCGCCGCCGCCGTAATTATTTCCCGCGCTCCCTGATCCTGTTACATCGCTACCAGTGTCAAAATCTGTATGCGCCTTTCCACCGCCCCCCATAGTTGAGCATCCCCCAGCGCCGCCATAATTAGCCTCTAATCCACTAACGTCTATTACAAATCCATTACCCCCATCTTGCCCAGTGATATTAACATCACCACCAGACCCAGAGCCGCCGTTTCCGCCTGTAGCCTCGCCTACTGTAGCCGCTCCGCTTTGCCCTGCACTTCCACCAGTTGCAGAGCATTCAGACCCGAATGACGTTGTTCCGCCACTTGAGCCGCTTCCGCTGCTTCCACCCGCGCCGCCGCCGCCGCCAACAACAGTGACCTTGGCATTATCCACATTAGGAAGGGGCAGGTATTCACCCGAAGAAGTAAATACCTCTACCTTTGCTTGATTGTTATTCTTTGAATTCGCTGATGTTAAATCACTTGAACCATCGTTATAGCAGACACCGACATAGCGCCATGTATGATATGGATGATAAAACCCTTGCAAATCAGCTACTCGATTATATGGTCGTTCATCTGAAATAATCGTGTCACCCTGCTCGGTAACGTAAAGGTAATAAAGCGTATCACTCGCTTCCGTTAACCCGCTCTCAAGATCGCTTGAAATATCCCATTCAACAGGTGCGCCGTGATAATCTTTAGTAGCCCCATATACTGAAATGGAAGAATACGCTTTAGCTGATCTTACTTTAGTAACGCTCTCTAGCGTGACTTCCAGATCAACAAAATCAGAAAATGATTTAGAAAAATCTAATGAACGTGTTGCAATACAATCCGTACCATCAATAACAACAAGCCCTAAAAGAGTTCTATCAATAGTAATCCAATTAGCGCCATCGTAACGCTTCCAGATATTATTAACCTGATCAAACCAGTAATCATCCGTTACACCGCTAGCAGGTTCATCCGCCTGGATATATGGGGATCTATAAGACACGTCAAATGTCGTACCGTTATCCTCACCAAAAACCCATCCTAAGCTCATAAGTGTTAATGTGTCATTATTTGATAGTGTTTCACGCACAATAGGATCGCCGCTATCGTCAAAGAAGAATCCTCTAAAGCAGTTTCTTAGCGTTGTCGCAGATTCAACAAAAGCCAACATAATTTCATTTGTGCCTTTGAGTGCTACGTATTCCCCTACGCGGCTTGTAATTTCACTGCCAGCCGTGTCAATTGTTATTGTGCCTGTGCCTTCGCCTTCGTATTTTGTAGAGTTGCCCCCAGAATAAGAAGAATCGTTAATAAGGCATGTGTTATTTGTTGAAGGCGCTACCGTTAAAGATGAAACTGTTATATCCGTTGAAACGGTTGCTGATGTTGCGTTAGCTGTGTAAACAAGGTTTGTTGTAGCCCCTAAAATGTCAAACTCAGCGCCGCCACCAGATCCAGCAGCCCTAAGAAAGTCAGGTTGCCCCGATGCTGCACGAGTCGCCCCAGAAATTACAGCGTTGTTAGAATTTGTCGCGCCGAGGTTATCGAAATCAATAACTCTACCACCAACATTTACATTATTCGTGTAGACCGTCCCCCAAGGAACCGCAGCCGTACCAAGGTTTTGACCAGAAGTTGGAGAGCCGCCCGCTGCTCGCCCCACAAAATCAACGCGCATAGCGTTGCGAATATCATTGATATGATCAAGTTCAACAGTTGGAGCTGTTACATCAGGTAAATTTCCCGTACCCATATGTTAAAATTCCTTCATTTTTCTAACATTACTTTACACATTAGCCCTAAAAAACACCATCACCAAATTCAGTGCCAGCTACACGAAGCTTAAGAACACGGCTTAAACTTTTGGGTTTTTCCCGAATTGCGATAACCTTCCATTTGACAGAAGGATCAATTTTATAAGAGCCGAAACTTTGCGGATATTTAGCAGTTCCGTATTGCGCCACACCATACAGCGGAACATGATCTTCACCATCAGCGGGTACAATACGATAATTCAAATCAATGCTAACCATATCTAATAATTCAATATCTTTTGAATCAACTAAAGGAACTTCTATTTCAAGCTCCTGCTTTGGTGCTTTGAATTGATTCAAAATGTTTGTAGCTATTGATTCGATATTGTCCGTATCTGTCATAAAAGAGAGAGATACATCTTTTTGCCTAAATCCATAAAGCTCTAAATATGCCTCATCTGTCTTGACTGTTTCATTGATTTTTACAGAAGAAAAAGCCCGCTGCACTCCTGTATTAAAATTGTTAATACTTAATATGTTCTCGCGCCCGTACAAATCACCTCGACCATAAAAATAAAAGACATTACTGCTTTCAGTTCTTGGCTTCACATAAACTGTATCTGTGTTATCAACTACCAAAATTGAATTTGAAGCCAGTAACAATTCATCCAAGGCTTCTTTCGCGCTCAAATCCGTAAAGTAATCGCCGTTATCAATAGCTAAATCAAGATCAACGGTAATATTAGCAGGATCATATGTAAGAACATTGGTAATAGCAGGGACATTTAATATAGACTTAATAGCACTGCTGAATAGCTGAGTCGCTGTAACGCTACCACCCGAAACACGCACTTGCCGCAAAATACTATCTAAGCTAAATACTCGGAATTTAACGTCATTAGAAAGCACATCTGCGCGGGTTGCATCATCATTAATTAGCCCCTTAAAGCTAAATTGATTGTTTCCAAGACCGTCATAATATTTGACATGTACTTTTGTCCTATCTCTCTTATAGGGGAAAATACTTTTCCAATCTTCGGCAGGTGAAAATTTACGATCATGATTGATGCAACGCAATGTTAAATCACCAAAGGTAAAAACGCCTATATCAAAATCGCCGTTATCAATCTCATTTATGATATTTGATATGTCTTGTGTAAGATCCGTTATGTCAACATCTTGCGTAACGTCAACTTCCGTTCCGTAGGTGTCCTCATCAATCAAGGTTGTAAACAAGACCTGATAACGTGGAAACGTATGTAAATCAGTTGCCATTAGGGAATAACCTCTTCAAACGAATAGCGCCCTGTAACGCCCAAAGAATACACATTCTTTTCATAGCCATTTTGAAGATTGTTGTCTATTTGCATAGGCATTAGATCGCCAAGTTTCCATCCCCTTTGCTTAATTCTAAAGTTATCGGGCTTGCCCCCACACAGCCACACCAGAAAAGATTTTTCTCTCTCATGCAAGGAATCTAGAATATCTACATCAGCCTGATAGGGGTAATTTAAAAGCCTTAAGTTAAACGATCTTGCTTCATAGCTTTTTTCAATGATAGACCGTCCCGTTATTGTCTTGTCCCTTGTAGGGTTTCTGCTTATTTGCACATTGGTTAATTCTGGAAAGCCCGCCAATGTCCCAAGCTCGTTAGTCACAATAATTTGCGTTACATGCTTTTCTTCATCGGCTGTTTGGGTTGTGTCCATTGTAAGGATTAAATCGTCCAAACTAACAGCATCAAATTCATAATATGCAGTTTCTCTATTATAAGCTGTTTCTGATATGCCAGTTAGCCCAGTACCATCAAGAGAATTTACATTTGTAAATGACCCATCGTTAGAAGTGATGCTAAAGTTTTTAAGATTATGCCCTAGAATAAAAATCCTAGACACGCTTACCGTATTAGGAAAAGTAAGGGTAAGGGTTTCCTGCGTTGTGTCGTCTGATCCGTTAGATTCCCATCTAAGATATTGATTAGATCCTAGCGCAAGGTTTTGTGCAGCCGTATTACTTGAAGCAACGGCTGTTATCCCATCTTTGAACAGGGAAAGACTTCTATCAAAAAACGAAATTCCACCACTTAAGCTCATCTTTGCACCCCTAAAATTCTGTCTTCACGCTGCTTAATTGTAATAAACCTTGCTGCATCGTCTTCAATACCGATCATAACATCAGTTTCAGTTTTCGAATTGCCCCCGCCTTCAAATTGTAAATCCTGCATAATCCCCGCAAATGTAGGGGTTAAGGCTTTTGGAACGACCATTTCTCCAGGCTCTAATACGGCTGGTATTCTATCACCCCCCCCAAAGCCAGGCACTATCCCGCCTTGCTGCGCTGCGATAGTGCCAATTAATTCAGGAAGGGCTGTAGCGGCAACAATACCAGCTTGCACCTTACCCATAGCAATTCGCTGTGCTGCGATAGCTTCACCAGCAGGGGGCGGGATGGTAGCAATAGCCAATGATGCCGCCTGTTGAGCATTCATAATGATTTTGGCAATTGTCACGCCTTTTTCGGCTAGGAAAAGCGCAGTTTGAGCCGCCTTATTATCTCCTACAATTTGATTGAGGGCTTTAAAAGATGAGTCGACAATAACAGCGTCAAGCTGCTCTTCGGCTTTGGCACGATCTTGCTTTAGCTTTTCTAGTGTTTTTTCATGCTTGGTTCTTTCGGTTTGCTGCTTCTTCTGCGCGTCCTTTTCATTTTTCAATAACTCAGCAGAGCGCTCTCTTTGCCGCTCTACAGTCTCTTCAAACTGCTCTTCTGTTTGTTGCTCAAGAGGGCGGGATAAGCCGGCTTCCTGATCCGCTTCCAAAGACTCAATGCGCAAGGCTCTCTCTTCTTCTAGCCCCTCGGCTAAAATCGAGTTCTTTTGCTGCTGAAAGTCTCTTTGACGCTCAAGTGCTGCTTCTGCCTCTTCATCCGTGGTGGTGAAAAAGTCCAATCCTTGGCGGGCTAAATCTTCACCAATAGCCGCGTTTACATCTTGATTCCCTCTTGCTTGCGCCGCATTCCCTAATAGCTGAGACCGCCTATCTTCTGAAAGGAATGGAAGTCTTGCAAGCCCCTCATTTGTAGACGCTACCAAACCATCAAAGGCAGATTGTACCTGCTTTACACCAGACAAAAGGAACGCAATCGCTGATCCAAACGTCTCTTTAATAATTGTGGCAACACCAGAAACAATAACACCAAGAGCCTCAAAGCCTTCAGTAAGATTAATAATCTGTGTTGTCGATTCCTCAACAAAAGCAATGACCGCAGGAGCAACCAACTCGCCAAGAGCAACAGTGGCGGCTTCTATAGCGCCATTCATGCGCCTAATTTTATCTTCAGCAGTTTCTGTTTTTGCTGCTAGTGCGTCCTGAAATGTTGCCGCGCTTTGTGCTTCGTTTCCTAATGCGGTTAATGTATCTGCAAACTCATCTGATTGATTCCCTGCAAGGGCTGTAACAACATTAAGAGCCTCAACAGATCCGAACAACCTACCAAGGGAATCTTTATTAAAGTTCGCGCTTTGTGTAATTTCGTCAATAAATCCAGCTAAACCTTTAGAGCGCAAAGCAGCAGCATCAAACTGTATACCAAGCATAGCGGCTTCGTCTGCTGCGTCTTTTGTTGGTTTAATAACATTTGAGAAAACAGCCTTAAGGCCAGTAAAAGCCTCACTTGTCTTAATCCCCGCCGTTGTCGATGCCGACACAGCGGCTAAAAGCTCGTTAAGCGACACGCCAAGAGAAGCAGCTATAGGGGCGGCTTGACCGATTGAGCCTGAAAGTTCTTCAATCGTAGTTTTACCGAATTTCTGAGCAGTAAAGAACGCCTCGCTTACAGCCTGTGCATTTTCACCTTCAAGATTATACGCATTTAGGGCGGAGGTAAGACCATCAACAGCTACGCTAGTGCTTGTTGCACCAGCTTTAGCTAAGTCTGTGGCAGTTTTTAACACGCCGATAGCATCATCGGCAGCAACACCAGCCGAAATAAGGTCAAATAGCCCTTTGTTTAGATTGTCAAACGTCTCACCAGTAGACGCTCTTAATTCAAGTA